TGTACATATTATTAATAAGAGCATGTTTAACGGAATCAACATACTCAGGAGCTCCAAGTGGAACCCAGCCAACACAATATCTACCCTGCTGAAACTTATTTCCGTTGACAACAATGCGAAACCGCATGTCGAAACTAAATCCAAAGAAACCTGACAACTTGTTAGTCCACATTGCTCCCTCAGATGAGGAAAACGCCGCATAAGGCATAACATAGCTGTTAAGGAAACTATAAGTATCAGTAGTGGAAAATGTTCCTTGAGCCAAAATAATTGGTCTTGATAGAAACGAACGGATAGATTGCTCAACTGTTTGAGTATCGTTTAAGTTTTGAAAAGCTCTGGGTATATGAGAAATCATTAACTCATCTCTTCTAACTACGTTCGCATCGTCTACAAATTTAGTGGTGGCGCTATCCTGCCCCCCGTCGGTTTTGGTATAAACACTCGGATCTTCTGGAACTCCGCTCGATGTGCCACTGGAGCCACCAGAAAGATTTACGGGTGTTGATTTTTGTTTTACTGATGATGAAACCAAACCTTCCATATCAGTTTTTGTATTTAATTCTTTATCTTGAACAATTTTTAGGACTAAAGGAGCAGTCAACACCTCTAGAACGCCTCTAAAAGAGTCTTCATATCCTGAGCGAGACAATTCGGGTATAAAGTTTTTGCTGCCAGATTGTGGTCTGACAACTTTAACCGGTGAACTAGATGGTTCACGTCCCTCCCACAAATGGGAGTCGGGGTTTTCCCTTGCGGCGGCACTCCTGCCGGTGCCGTGATCTAGTCACAGCTGTGCATCATACTGAAGAGTGTAATCTCTCATGGTATCATAATTTTGAGACCACACTGCTTCAGCAGGACTTCTGCCTGGATATACCTCATGCATTGCTTCTAGCAATATTCGGGTATCCCTCTCAAAAACTTCACGAGGATGAAGTGAGAGCTCACGGTAAACTACCCCAATATTGTCAACAGTAATGGTGTCAGAGTGATTCTTCTTAGTCCAATGAATCATCTCCATCATATCAGCGTACCTTAAAGGTCCAACCCACCTATTACGAATAGCATCTTTAACAAAACCTCGTTTATAGAATTCTATCTCATCAATAGATCTATATGGTTCACTTGCTAAAGCTTTACTTTCTGTAGT